ACAGAGGTATTGAAATTCCAACAAAAATTAACTTAGTACAAATTTATATAAACTATAAGTACATTTTTTAAGACTTAGAACACACTTGGTTTAAGTGGAGTCTACCTCATAATTTAAACCTTGTCAAGTATTAAATTACATGTTCAATCATATCATATACATCATATTCAAAATGTATTATCTTCTTTCTTTGCTTAAGCTGATAGCCTAAATGTTTACAATCATCTTCATTTATTGACGTTTTATTTGTCTTATTCTTAAAATTGACAAACCTTTTTATAGGTACAAAATATACTGAATTTTCTTTAGTATAAGGAAATTTTTTATACTGTCTTTCTCTAAAATTGAACAAGAACCCTGCTATAATTCCATTTACTTCAGAAGCTTCCATTAAGCTATCAATCTGATGTTGTTTAATTATCTTTTCTGAAAAACTGAAGCTTGTTCCTTTTGTGCTTTTCATCTCAAGTAAAAATAAATTAGGATGCTTGTACATGATAAAATCACAAGGATTTTGAGCAACTCTTACCTTTTCTATTTTTCCATGAAAAGCTGAATCTTTAAAACGTTCAATATATATATCAGGGTATAGTTCTGCACTATCTCTAAAATCTTTTTCAAATTGTTTACCTGTGTCATTACCTATTGTCATTTAAACTCTCCTTATTGCAGTAGTAGCTTTAGGAGCTTGTACAGGATTTAATAAATTGTTATAAAATCTCTCAAATTCCAAACTAATAAATGGGTTTATAGTAAATGGTATATCCCTAGCAAGGCAAAATCCTATTTCCATATTACAACCTTTGCTTTTTTCATAATCTCCAAATACCCACATTTCAGTACATTGATCTAATAACCACAAGCACATTTCAATTCCAGTAATATAATTAACTGCATCATAAGCATATGAAAAACAATGTACTGGACTTATGAATAAAAAGTTTGGAAATTCCTTTATCAATCTATTTATAATTTTTCCTATAATTTCTGTGTTTTCTGGTAAACCACCAGACGGATGACTTATATAAACTATTTTTTCATACTGCTTCATTTCTTCCTCCAATAACTTTATTTCAAGTTGCAATTAAGTTTAAGTAAGATTGTATTATATTATGTCCTCATGGATATATTCATCTTCTTCACCAATAAGTTCCTGTAAAAACCTACTTTTCTCCCATGTATAATCGTTATATATATCTGTCCAACTCATATAAAGCAACTTCTTTGCTCTTGTCATTCCGACATAGGCTAATCTACGTTCTTCTTCCAACTGAGACAACATATCCATAGACTTTGAATGAGGTAGTATTCCATCATTCATACCTATCAAAAATACTACCGGAAATTCCAATCCCTTACTTTTGTGAAGACTCATGAGCTTAACTTTTTCTCTATTGTCAGTTTCATTTTCTTTTACTGTTGAATTTTGCATATCTTCAACATAATCTAATAAGTCTTGTACGCTTTGAAATTTTATTGCTGTTGAGAGGAAACTATTCAACCCTTCAAGAATTTCTTCATTAGCGTCATCTTCATCATATGTGCTTAAAAACCAATCATCGTATTCTACTTCTTGTCTTATATATCTAAGCAAAACACTAGGTTTCATATCTTTTCTACTTGCTAGGTCATTAATAAAAGCTTCTAAAAAATTAACCCCATTTTTATATTGCCAGCTAGATTTCAATTCTTTACATTCACACATAGCCTGAAATAATGATAGGTTATTTTTATATGAATATGCTTTAACCTTTTCTATAAAAGCCTTTCCTAAGTATCTGTTAGGCTTGTTGTAAATTCTTTCAAAAGATTCTTCATTATCAGGATTTTGCGATAATTTCAAATAAGCTATCATATCTTGTATTTCTTTTCTGTTATAGAAATTAAATGAGCCTATAACTTGATATAATATACTTTCCTTTGCTAAAGCTTCTTCTACAGCTTTTGATTGAACATTGGTTCTATAAAGTACAACAAAATCATTCTCTGTATAACCATTTTGCAACATGTGCCTTATTTGAATTGTTATATCTTGAGCCTCTTCCTCTGCATCTTCAAAATGTCGTACAAATGGCTCCTTGTATTTAGGTGCAAATGCTACAGATGTTTTATCAAGTTGTTGTGTATTATACTTAACCAACTCATTAGACCATTCAACAATATCTGATGATGAACGATAATTAGTCTCAAGTATGATTTTCTTTACATTATCCCATTCATTTTCAAAGTTCAGAATTATACTTACATCTCCTGCTCTAAAACCGTAAATTGATTGTAAATCGTCACCTACTACAAATACATTTTGATGTTGCTCACCTAGCATTTTAAGTATTTCATTTTGAGCTTTATTAGTATCCTGAAATTCATCAACTAAAATATATTCCCATTTGTTTTGATATCTTGCTCTTATTTTAGGATTATTCTTTAATAATGAATAACAAGCTGTCAGCATATCATCAAAATCTATATAGTTATTTTCTCTTTTAGCATATTCATATTGTCTATACACGCCTTGAAGCTTCCCTCTTAAGAAATCTATTGAAGAAGGTATTTTAAACTTGCTTTCATCTTCGTAATCTATAAGATTATTCTTCTGATATCCTATGAATCCTAAAGCTTGTCTAGGTGTCCAGTTTAAGTTAACTCCATATGGATACTTATTACTTCTTGGTAGCATTGCTTCTTTTACAATTTTTGTTTGCCACCAGGAAGGAGCTACCTCCTTGAATCTCATTTGTGGAACTTCATCTCTTAACATAGCAAAGCAAATACTATGAAAGGTTCCCATATTAACACTATCTGCTTTGTCTCCAATGATATCTCTTAGTTTGCCTTGCATATCTTCTGCTGATTTTTTAGTAAATGTCACAGCTAATATTGCAGACGGTTCAACATTATGTTCTTCTATTAAATTAGCTATTCTATTAGTTAATACTGTACTTTTCCCAGAGCCTGCACTTGCAAGTACAAGACAAGCTCCATTTTTGTGTAGAATAGCTTCTTTTTGATTAGGATTAAATCTATCTAAATTTATTATATCGCTACCTCCGCAGCTCCTAATATTAAGCATTTTTCAGCTTGTTTTTGAGCCTTAATCTTAACTATTTTCCCTTTTTCTAATCTACTGTGAATCCTTGAATATACATCTGGAAAGCATACTCCTTCTCTATTCCCCTCTGCTGTGAATATAGTTATAAATGCCATCTCTCTTCCTTTCTGTCTACCTTTTTTAATCTTAGTCTTACTTACAGAAAGAATAGCACCTTCAAACACTAATTCTGAATCTTCTTCGTAATCTTCCCATTTAGTTTCAACTTCTTGAAATGGCGATCCTTTTATAAAGAAAGACAATGTATCGAACTCCCAGATATATTCATTTCCTGTTAATACATCTTCTTCCCATTTTTGAGCATGTTTTTGTTTTCTCCAGTTGTTCATAGCTTCTAAGCATATTTCAGGATTTATTGATTCTTGTTTTGTAATTATTTTTTCTTCGATTAATTGAGCTATATGATTCTTGTTGAGCTTATTAATTGGCTTAACATCATCTTTTCCTTCTATATATCTTAGATTTCCGTACTGTTTTAACAGTTCTTCTCTTGAAAGCTTTTCAATATTATCAAAACACCCTGACTTAATAAGATTAACTATTACTGTCTTATTTAAGTTAACTCCATTCTTTCCCATGAAATGACCAAAGCTTATATATGGTCTATTTTGAATGATTAGCTCTATGACATCTATACCTATTCCTTTTATTAAACTTAGCCCATAAAGTATTTCATTATTCATAGGAATAAACTTAACGTATGAATAATTTACGTCAGGATTCTTTACGTTGATTCCCATTTCTTTTGTCTTTAGAATATATTTACCTACAGCTTCATAATCAGTTTGTCCACTTTCTTTTCTTTGGTTTGATATTAACGAACTCATGTATTCAACTGAATGATTGGCTTTTAGGTATGCAGTCTTATATGAAGTTGTCCCATAGCCTGTAGCGTGTGATTTATTAAAGAGATATCCACCCATTGTTATAAATAAATCCCTTAATTTGGAACATACTTCTTCTGAATATCCACATTCTAATGCTCTTTTGTAGAATTTTTCAGCTTGATCTCTAACTATTTTTTTATCTTTTTTACCTAGACCTTTACGCAAATCATCAGCTTCAGCATCTGAGAAACCTGCAAACTTTTTAGCTATTTGCATAACTTGTTCTTGGTAAATCAAACTACCATATGTTTCTTTTAATATAGGTTCCAAGTCTGGATGTATATATGTTACTTTTTCTCTGCCATGTTTTCTTTCTATGTAATGGTTAAGTTCTCTCATTGTATCTGGTCTATAAAGTGCCAGTATTGCGATTAAATCTTCCATATCTTTAGGCTCAACTCTTATGCAAGTTTCTTTCATGCCATCACTTTCTATCTGGAAGATGCCATCTGTCTTACCTGACTGAATAAGTTTAAATGTTTTTTCATCACATAAATTATTTAAGTCAAAAATTCCATCATCTTTTCCTATTAAGTTTAAGCAATCTTGTATTGTGTCTAATACAATAACACCTAAACAGTCCATTTTTACCAATCCAACTTCTTCAACGTTGTGCATTTCAAATTGAGTTATTTCTTCTTTATCTTTAGATAAAGCTGTTGCTGTAAAATCTGACATATCCATATCAGATCTACATAGAACAATTCCACCTGCATGTACACTTATATTCCTTGTTAATCCTTCTAGTTTTTTTGATATCGCAAACCATTCAGGATATTTGCTCTCATATTCCTTAAGCTTATCGCTGTTTTCGATAGCACTATTTAATGACGTTAAATCTGGTATTAATTTTTTAACATCTGTTACGGTTGAGTATGGAATTCCTAAAACTTTACCAACTGATTCTATGGCTGCCTTTGCTTGCAATGTTCCAAAAGTACATATTTGAGCAACTTTATCATGTCCTAATTCATCTTTAAGTAAATTAATTAAATCTTGTTTTCTTGATGATTGAATATCAAGGTCAATATCTGGTAAGCTCTTTCTTTCTAATGTCAAGAACCTTGAGAAATTCAAGTTATATCTAATACTATCAATGTTTGTAATATGCATTAGATAGCAAATTAAACTTCCTCCTGCTGAACCTCTACCATCACCTGTAGCAATATTGTTTTCTCTCGCTATTTGAAGTATCCTTCTAACCCATAAGAAATAGCCACTAAAGCCTTTTTTTGATATTACATCGAATTCTTCTTTCGCTCTGTCTATATATGCTTTTTGGGTTTCTTTATCAAATTTATTTATGTTTCTTGTTTTCCAACCCTGCTGAACAAGATACCATAAATATTGATCTTCAGGAGTTAATTCAATATCTTGAGCAGAAATAAAATCTTTAGGTAATGGATAATCAGGCATATATGATTTTCCTAATTCTATTTCAACATTGCACATATCAGCTATTTTATGAGTATTTTCTATGGCTTCAAGGATATCATCAACATTCATATACTCTGATAAAACTTCAATAACTTCATCTTCTGTTTTTAACCAACAATCTTTGTATAATTCATTTTCACTGTCTTTTGATATTTTAATAAATATACCATGAGTATCAAAATCTTCTTTTTTAAGAAAATGAACATCTGATGTTACTATTAGGGGTACTCCTGTAATCTTTGATAATTCAATGATACTGCAATTGATTCTCCTTTGTTCATCATTATCATGTGATTGTATTTCTAAATAAAAATCTTCAAAGGTTTCTTTATATTTGTTTATTGTATTTATAATATCTTGTTTACTGAATCCAGCTTTAATCATTCTTGGAATTCTTCCGGCTAAACAGGCACTTGATATTATTAATCCTTCTTTATATTTTTTTAACATTTCAAAGCTTATTCTTGGTTTATAATAAAAATTTTCTTTATTGAATCCTAAACTACTAAGTTTTTTAAGGTTTTTATATCCTATATTATTTTTAGCTATTACAATTATGTGATTATATCTAGCAGAGGAATCTTTGCTAGATAAGTCCTCTGCTTCATATAATTCGCAACCTAATATGGGTTTTATATCTTGTTTTTTACATTCTTTATAAAAATCAACCAAAGAGGAAACATATCCGTGATCTGTACATGATATAGCTTTCATTCCTAGTTCTTTTGCTCTTTTAGGAAGTTCCGGTATTTTTACCGTCGAATCTAGTATAGAACCACGTTCAGTATGTACATGTAAATGAATCATTTATCGTTCTCCTTGCCTATACTTTGTTCACAAATCCTACATATACTTAATTCTTTACAACAATCGTTGCAAATGTCTGTTCCATTGATATAATTACTTGAAAACTTCCCGCACACTTTACATTTGAAAAATTTAATTCCTTTTGCTATCATACATTTTTTGTGTTTTTGCATAATGTTTATTTTTCCCCTTCATAATATACTGATAATAAATACATTAAATCTTCTATATGTTTTAAAGGAAACCCGGCAGCCTGTGCATGTCCACCACCACCAAAGAATTCAGCATATTCAGAGCAATCCACATCTTTTCTACTTCTAATTGAAACTGCTTCATTTGTTAAATTTAATAACAAAGCAATATCTATTTCTTCATTTTCTTGTAACATAAGTTCAGCTAAATCATTTATATTTCTATCAGCAATTACCATTCCAATTTTGTAATGTTTGTCCTTTATTTCATCATCAAATATTCTAATCTTGCTTGCCATTTTCTTTATATATTTATTATTTTGATAATTAATAGTATCTATCAAAAATTTTTCTTCATCTATAAAGCTAGTATCTGAATTATTTAGAAATCTATCTATAAATATACTTCTTGGAATGTTCGAAAATAAAGTATTCAATTGTTTTGATTCTGGATATTTATGAACCCATAAATCATAGTCGTTAGCCAAAGTTGTTAATTGAATAAACTCTGGTAAAACATTTTTAAATGTTTCATATACCAACATTGAAGCTGAATAATTAATATCCACTACTGCCCATAAATATTGATTTAAAAATATTGCTGTTTTATGATGATCTATCAAAAGCACCGAAGTATATAATCTGTAATAGCTTTCTAATAACTTTGCAGTCTCTAAATCTACAGATATGTCCGTTATTATTATAGGTCTATATCTTCTTTGCTCTTTTTCTGTCGAAAGAATTCTTCTAACCGTTTCATTTACATCTTTATAATCGCATACGTGAGTTTCTTCTATATTAACTGCTTTTTTTGCTAATATTTCACAAACAGCTCCATCTAAGTCATTGTGAGTTATTAATATTGCATTATCATATTGATTTATATTTTTAATCATTAAATCACCTTACCTTTTTAAAAGTAAGTTGGGAGTATTTCATCCCAACTTGTTATCTTATTCTTATATGTTTCCCTCTATTTAACTTAACACCATATATAGCTTGTCCTGAGTTTAAATCTTCTTTTAGCAGCGTACTATCAAGTTTTGTTATAGTCTCAGTTTTATAATATTTTTCGGGAATTAAAGATTCATCAGCTACTTCTAATGATGGTTGACTATTATTGCATACACTAATACTGAACATGTCAGTTTTAATCTTATCCTTTTTTGTCGCTATCATTGCTTCTTTTAAATTATCTTTTAACCACTTAACCTTATTTTCAAGAGTATCTTTTCTATTCTGCATCCTCTTGATTTCACTTTCTAAGGCTTGAATGTTGTAATTTTGTTGAGTAATTATTCTTGCATAATTCTCAGCCTTAATATCTATTAAATCTTCAATACTTTCTATGGTATCTGCCAATTCTTCAATAGTTGCTTCATCATTTTCAATAAGTTCTTGTAACTTTAAATAGCTATATTTTAATTCATATAAGTTCATTGATTTTCTCCTATTTTTCAGGTGTAAGAATATACTTCACATCTTTGTCAATTATTTCTCTGTCTTTTATTTCAGTGCAGTCTTTAATTTTGATGATTATACTTTCTTCCGAAATTCCATTTTTCCAATTAGAATTATAGCTACCCATAACTTCATATTTTGATGTTCTATTATCTCTTACAACAGATGCTACACCAATGTGTTTTCCATTATCTTTGTCAAAAATATTAACTACATCTCCTACTTTTAACTTATTGCCAGCAATATCTACTAATGTAGTTTCTTCTCCAATATATCCTAAAAATTCTTTTTCAAAAATCCAACTATCATTAAATACTAAATGTGGTTTAAATTCAGTTTGTTTAATTTTTTCAGTCATTCTGGCATAAGCTAAATCAGCACCAATTCTAAAATTAAACTCATCATCTGGATGGCATCTAGCAACACCTTTGATAATTGAACCATCTTTTTTGCAATATCTTGCAGTTGTTTTCTTACCATCATGAGTTATTTCAATTTTTTCAACAACCTGTGTTGTTGTATTATTTTTCAGTTCAAAGTCACTAACTACTACACCATACATTTGTCCGCTTGGTATAAATCCTAAGACACTTTTGATTACATTCTCCATGTCCTTTTTAGTTACATAAGTTGCTGCATACCTACAATTATTTTTCATAATTTTCTCCTAGTTTTTATTTTTTACTTTATTTCAATTTGAAATAAAGTTTAGTTTTAAGTAAGATTGTTTTTTAAGCTTAGCTCTTTAATCTCATCTATTGTATTAATTACTTTATTACTATATCCTGTTGAATATATACCACTATTGATTTTCTTTCTTGCTCCGGCTTCACCCATATTGTAAGACATATATTTTTGGTGTCCTTCATATTTTAATGAATTGAGTATATATACTCCTGCTGTTATATTTTGATATGGGTCTTTCAAGTCTGTTATACCTAAATCTTTTAACCAATTTATATTAACTGTATTAATTTGAAATAAACCAGTATCCACTGTTCCATTATCATTATAATTTAAAGCTTTAGTATTAAAACTTGGATTTTCAGTCATCATTACAGCCAGTGCTTCTTCATAAGTTACATTCTCATATTTTAAGCATTCATCATATAAAAACTCTTGCAATTCCTTAGATAAACTTATTTCTGAAATAAAATATTTATTCTGTTTATCAATAACCTCTAATAAGTTCTGTATTTCTCGTCTTTGATTCTCAATAGTCCAATTAGCTTCACTCATGTCATTGCTTAGCATATGATTAAACGCTACTTCTCTATAATATTTTTCTTGTGAAATATTTAAAGCATTCCTTACATCGCTTAGGTTTGTAAGCATCACATAAAAAGCTATAGAAAATCCAATAATGAATGAAGTCATTCCTACTACAAAATCTCTATCTCTCATTCTTTCATCATCCATAATTTTGTCCTCAATATTATTTTTACAGTCCCCAATTTCCTATAACTGCATCGGCATATATTTTGCTCCAATTTTCTAATGATTTATATTTATTTATTACTTCATTTCTTGACATAAATATTGCCTCAAGTTTTTCAGTTTCTTTAATTTTAATAGGCTGTATTGATTTAATTTCAATATTAAACACTAGCCCTAAATGATCTTGGCTAACTTCGATACTATTGTCATTTATAAGTCCTAAAAAAGATATATCCATATCTGTTGCTGCTGAAATATCAATTTCTTCCTTCATTTCTCTTTTTAAAGCGTTACTGATAAATTCAATACTTATATCAGAATAATCTTCCGGAGATATATGTCCACCTACGCCTAATGATATTTGAGATCGAAGCCTCTCATCGCCTTTTAGTCTCTTTGTTGCAAGGTATTTATCGTTGTTAGTGATCACAGCATATGTAATTATTTGTTTGTAGTCTGGATTCATTTCCACTTCACCTCTTAATTTAAAAAACCCTACCTTAGTTATTGAAGCAAAAATATTGTCACTACATGAGATAAATTGAGTTTCTTTTGTAATACATCTTGGAACATCATTAAAAGGAACTACAAAAACCTGTTCATCCCCATATTTTTCTTTTAATTGTGTTTTAATTATCTTTTCTTCTAATTTTGTCATAATGTCCTCCATATTTTTTTATATTAAACTGTTAATCAGTCCAATCTAATTCATTTTTTAGTTGTTTCTGTACTTTATCTACTATTCTTTTTAAAACATATCTCGACTTGCAATATTTTGATTCAAGCTTTTTGTATGGAAGTTGATGAACATATCTATCAATAAAGATATCTGCTTCTGTTCTATCTGATATTATTCTTTTGATTTCATTTATTAAAAGCCCATCCATAATGCTATCTTCAATACATTTTTCACTAAGCTCACATTCTGGTAAATATTCTCTTCCAACAGTTATTTTCATTTTTCTCAGCCAATCTATTACATCGAATTTTATTTCTCTATATAAATAATTTATCTTTTTTACGCCCTCGACCTCTTTGTGTTTTTGTAAGGCTTGCCAAAGTGCTATTGTTACAACCTGTTTTAGTTCATCTTTTTCTATATACTCTGGCACAAATTTAAAACTATTTGTTATTTTATAAATTAGCTTATCATACTGTCTAATTTCTTTTTCTATATCATTAATTTTACTCACCTGCTTTAATCTTAAGCAAGCTCGTGTTTTGCATTAAGTTAATAAACTTTATTATTTATAATAACATACAAGCTTGCTTAAAGTCAACATTTTCAATTAAATAATTTTTTAAAATTAACTAACATTTTTTCATTTTTATTAATTTTTTCATCTACATCTGATATTGTTTTATTAAGTGTTCCAATTTCCTGTTCTATTTCTGTTTTTAGTGAAACATATTCTTGATTACTTTTTTCTAAATTCTGAATAGCTTTATCAAATACTTTAACTGCGTTTGATACTTGTGTTTCTAATAACTTTAATTTTAAGTTATAGCTCATTTTTATATCTCCCTTTTATTTAATAATTTTATAAATTTATCAACTTCATATTCCAATGATTTTAAATCAGTTGCCCATAGGTAATAGTTGAAATTGTAATCATCTAATGCCGTTTCTGAAATATGTTGTTGTTGATCTTTGCTTAATGGACTTTCAAAATTAAGTCTACCAACCCTCATAGAAATAACATCATCAAAATTATCTTTCATTGAATTTATTTCATTCGGAAACCTAGTATCAGGTATTAACACATAATCCCATTCACTATAAAATGCAGTTAATATTTTTCCTATAAAATCTATCCAAAAGTTAGGATACATTTTTCTTATCTTATCTGTGCCCACCTCTTGCAACAATGTTCTTCCATAATTATCTTTTACTCCATCCCAGTCAAAGAAAGTCTTACATACATATTTAACCAAGTCTCCATAATGAGCTATTAATACTTTTTTGCCATTTGTTTCAAATTTAGCTTTTAATAAGTTTGCTGTACTGTCTTTTCCTGAGAAAGCTTTGCCAGATATTAAAATTATCTTCATTTAATCCTCCATCATGTTTAAACTGCTTCTAATTATCTTACTTTCTTATTTCATAAACATTACTTCGAACATGCTTTCAAATATTGTAACTGGAATTGAATTTCCTGCTTGCGAATAAAGAGCGGTACTTCCATTAACTTCAGACGCTGCATAAAAATCAGTATCTGAATAGCCTTGTAATCTCCAACACTCCAATTCCGTAAGCAATCTATATTTACCATTTCCTAAGTCAATAATTCCACTATTCGGACATCGCAACTGCTTTGTCGTAATAGTCTTACAATGGTCTTTTATTACTTCAAGTCTGCCACTAAACGCACTTCCGTCATCGCCAATCTTTTTCAGCATACTTGGCTGTGTAATTGTATACTTTGGGTCAACTTCATTATTAGGTTGCAAAAATTCTTTAATATGTGGTGCTTGTCTTCTTTTAAGACTTTTAAAGTTAAACGTTGTTCCATTCAAATATGAAATAGTAAATACTCTTTCTCTTTTCTGTGGAAGTCCAAAATCCATTGCATTCAGAATATCAAATGAATTGGTGTATCCAAGCTGGCTCATCTTCGTTAAATACTTATTAAAGTTATGAATCATGTGTTTTGAAAGAACATTTTTAACATTTTCCCAAATTACAATTCTTGGCTTCCATACTCCCATTTGTTCAATAATATTCAGTGTTTCCCACATTAAACTTGATCTAGTTTCACTACCTTCATCAGCACCTTTTTGTTTACCTGCAATACTAAAATCCTGGCAAGGTGAACCATGAATTAAAATATCAGGTTTTAAGTTCCATCCAACAACTGTTTGAGTCTTGTAACAAAGCTCATTTGTAAACATCGCATTATATGACCTTACTGCTTTTTCATCTATTTCAACATAATCTATTGATTTAACAGGCACTCCTATGTTCCTTAGAGCAACTCTTGGGCTTCCTATTCCACCAAACAATTCAAGGATTTGTAACATATTTACACAACTCCTTTCTTATCTTTAGGTGTCCAATAAGAACTCGCTTTGCAAATACCTGTATTGTGTTTTCCAAAATCACACCAATAGCACAGCGGACTAGGACAACCTTTTGGTTTTTTTTTATCTGTTTGATAATTAGCCATTTCATTAAATACTTTTTGAATAGCTTTTTTTGCTTCTTCAGGAGGCAATGAATATATTTCTTTACTTCCCCTTTTGCTCATCTGCTCAGTTTGTTCACTTGTTAATTCCTTTGTAAATAACACTCTTTGATAATCAAGTAGTTTTGAAAAAAAATAGTAATTTTCAACTGGATATTCACCATACTCTTGATTAATTGCCATTGAATATATAGGAAACTGCAAGTTCTTTTTAAGTTTTAGTTTTTCAAACATTTTAGAGCTTGATTTATAATCTATCCCTATAATCCCTTTATCTGTTTGTATCACTAAGTCTATTAAACCAGCTAAATTTACAATATCTAAATCAGTAATATCACCATTACTATCTAAGTATTTCTTGCTAGGTATCTCAATTTCTAATGAAAATGGGACTTCTGCTCCTAATATTTCAGAGTTGAATAATAAGTTAGTAAAATAATCTTCTGTATAGTATAAATAATTAATCATTTCAAAAGCTTGATTATAATACTCTTCTTTTTCATTCTCAGTAATAAAAGGAATATTTTTTTCATCTAACTTCTTTCTCATCACATCTAAGTAATCTTGAATAGCAGCTTCTTTGATATTCCATTTTTCTTTAAAAATATCCTCATGTACCATCTTGGTATTAAACAACTCCTCTAAAAATTCATGTATAGCTAGTCCATAAAGTAAATGTTTGTTTGGAACATCCTCTTTTAGCTTCATGACTTTATCCAAATACCACTTCATGGGGCATTGTAAATAATTATCTATCTGTGAATAAGAGCTATAAAGCTTATCATCTCTCAAAATCATTTTATTCAGCTCCTGCTAGTTGTAATTCTTGAACGTCTTTTACGATCCCTAACATATATGCTACAATCGGTGTATCTTTTGATATTAATTGATTCATAGCTTTTTCAAATTCCATAACATTTGTTACAAGTAATACACAATTTTCACCGGTTACTATTCCGTTTGGGAAAAAGCCGACAAGTGCAACTTCATAAAATTTGCTAGTGTGATTTATTGATGATAAATTTACAGTATTATCATCCTGTATATAAGTAATGTATTCATCAGTTTCTGTTGTAATTAAATAACATTTCATTATACTGCCTTCTCTCTGAGCCCCATTGACATTCCGGCACAAACTTCTGACATTTCGTTAATTCTGCTATTTATATCATCAATTGTTCTTTTAATATCTCTAAAATTTTCTGAGTAAAAATATCCACCTTGTTCAGCTATACATATTGGATAACCATTCTTTCTTAATTTTTCTATAGCTGCTCTTTCTGCTCTGTTATCTTTATGTCCAAAAGCTAAACCTAGTTGCCTACCTTTAACTGGAATCTCTGAATTTTTAATATAGCTTAAAACTGATAAATCATATTCTGTTAATTGTGGTTTCATGTTATAAATCCTCCTATGATTATTTATCTATCCCAATTCTTTATTTCATTAATGCCAAATCCATCTATTTCGCAAGCACCATCATCAGTTGGTGTATAATGTGCGTTTAAGTGCTGAGGATACATAAACTCAATCATTGCAAAATTAGCGATATCTGCAAGAAATTCTGTATTTCCCGTTTCTTCATATTTTTTTAATCTTTTTTTTAAACTACCTATTGCATCAATTGTTTTATGTTGTTTATAATTGTCCTTCATAGAACCATATTTGTAATATGATACACACATCATATTTTTTCTAATATCATCAAATTTTTCTGAATATTCTGTTGATAAAATCTTTTCTATATCCATAATTTCCTCCATTTATAGTAGGCTACGAGATTTCTCTCGTAACCACTTTCTATTTTTAAGCAAGATTGTGTTTTATTAATTTCTAGTATCAACTATTGGAGTGCCACCTTGAACAGTAACCCATCCCCACTTTAATCTTGCTTGCATTTCCATTCTTTGAATAACCAGTGGTGTAACTGATTCAGCCATTTTTCTATTTACTTCTGCTTCTGCCTCAGCTTCTATATTCCTTATTTCTGCCTTTATGACAGCCGCTTCTCTTTCCGCTTTTGCTTCAACTACTGTTTTTTGAGCTTCAATTTCAGATTTTTGTCTTTGTTGTTCTGCTGTTTCAACCGCTTGTTTTGCAACCGCTTGGTCTTGAATTGCTTTTTCTATTGCTTCACCTGCATCTGAATCTATAAAGTTAATTGATACAAATTCTATACCACTAGCTGAAAATCTTTGAGCCAGTTCAGCTTCTATACCTTGATAAGCTTCATTTCTCTTCTCTCCCAAAATATCCATTACATTATATTGAGTAGTTACACTCTCAATACTTCTTTGTACTGTAGGTGGAATAAAGCTAGCAGCTACATTATCAAGATTTTTATATTGCTGAAACACCTGAAATGCTGTACCTTTATTAACCTTATACTTAACATCTATCGTCATGTTAACCCATTGAGAATCCTTCGTTTGTCCAGTTATATTTTGTAATTGTACTGTTTGAACTTCTGTGTTAATCTTGTAGACTTTATCCAAAACTCCTTTTGTTCTAAAACCCTCATTAACAGTCTCTTCTTTAACTCCAGTAAAAGGACTGTATAAAATACCTACATGATTTGCCGGAACAATAGTAAACAAATTAAGCAAAATTAACGACAATGGTAATATTGCTACAAGCTGTTTGCTATTTAACTTGAATTTGACTGAATAGTTGTCCTCTTTTAAACCAAATAACACAAATAAGATTACTGATAAAACTGCACTAATAATTACTAATAACATTTCTTTTTCTCCTTATGTTTTATTATTTTTTTATATAAACGTTGTTTTCAACGATTATTATTTTATTGGGCATATTCCACTACTACAATCAGATTCATCTAGTTCAAATTCCTCACCTTTTTCATATTTATAAAGTAAACTCGGATTAAATTTAGGTGTTTCCGATAATACTTTAAAATATTGCTCTTCTGTTATTTCTTCAAATGGCATTAACTCATACATTGAATCATCCAGCGGTAGAAAACTTATTGCAACTATATCATCCCAATTATCCCAAACCCATTGCTCAACTTCTTCCCACTCATGTTTTCTAACATGAACTGTAATTGATACATTATGATCAGCATAATATTTCATAAACATTTTGTAGTTTTCAAGTTGCTCAATAGCTGATATATCAAATTTCGTTAATCCTTTTGGAGATTTAGCCGGAAAATCTATAACTATTGTCTTAGCATTTTTTCTAGTTTGTCCTATCTCTGGATTCCAGTTATAACCTAGTTCTTTTAATACCATAGCTAAAGGATCAAAAGCATTTATTCTAACTCTTCTAATGAAGTATTCACTATGACTATAATGAACTCCTGCTGATACATTTGCTAATAAACTAATCGTTCCGCTCGGTTTATTTGTTGTATGTAGAACAGGAGCGTTAAATCCTAATTGTTTTGCTAAATCTTCAGTTGCTTTTATAGCCACTTCTTTTAAGTTACTCAATATTCTTATTTGTTCCTCTTTAGATAGACTTAACTCATTTATAAAATCCTGCCATCCTGTTATAGAGCATCCTGTCAACCTATCTCTTTTGTTGATATAATCCCATCTATGAAGCTCAAAATCAACGCAAGTCATTCTATATCCCATTCTCGCAGACAAGTATTGTGCTTCATATAAAGCTTTTTCATCAAGAACTCCATCTATTACAAAAGCTAAAGGTACAATTTCTGTTAAGTTACACATTCCCTTGTCATCAAGCAATATTTCAAAGCATGGATTAACTCCATTAAAAGCTATTCTTCTTTTTCTTGCTTGTTCTGCATTTAAAAATCCTGGCTCCCCTGAATAACGCATTTGCTCAAGTTGCCAATGTAGTTGTTCCCTAGTAGGTTTTTGTTCATAGAATATTGAATTGTTACTCATTGTTCTATGAGCAATGTCTTTGTCAATAATCCATTTACCAGCTACAAGTTTATATAATCCTGTTTTAGCTTCAATAACCTGTTTTTCATTTACAGAACATAATGCATTCTCTGCTGTTCTCCTGACTCCACCTGATACTACATTTTCACCTAATATATTTGATATATCTAAACAATCAATAGGTCTTAATTTTGCATAGTTTTTATTTACTTTATTAGGACAATCCTTTATTACCTTTGAAATTTTATTTAGCATTATCTGTATTGATTCATGTCCACTTGCATAACCGCCAAATGTTTTTAATCTTTCACCTTTTGGTCTAATGTTGTCATAACATAACATTATAGTATCAATATGCTTATAAAAGCTTTCATAGTGCAATTTCAAAAATAAACTTAGAGCTTGAACCCATGCTTCTTTTGAATCTCCAATAGTTATCTTTGCTATCGAACCATTAAATGAAACTTCTGTTAACTCTTTTCTTTCACTCTTAGAAATAGGTTCATAATATTTGTCTACAATCTCTATATCTGTTCTTATCGATGGTAATTTTTCTACATCTTCTGGAAGTATTCTTAACCCAACTCCGGAGCCAATAAGTAATAAATAGAAACATTCAACAAAGGAGCTAAAGTCATTTATTATTGAAAACGCACAACTAAAGTTTGACATTGGGTACTTCTTGCTAACTTCTGTTCCACCAACCCATAAACTTCTACCGCTTGGAAACTGCCTTAAGTTATAGATATTGTCATATAATCTTTCGGCTTCTTTTACTGTGGTTGGTGCTAGATTACAATTATACTCAACAACCCTAGCTACAACTTCCCACCATCGTTCCCTTCTATTTTCTTCCGGCAAATATCTGCTATATGTTCTATAAAAAACAAAGCTGTTCATATCAGTTTTAAAAGGGTCAGGCAAGTGTTTATATTTTGATAAAAATTCCTCAGATAATAATTTATAACCTTTTCTAAGTTCCCTTTTTTGATTCTTTTTATTTCTATAATCATTGTATACCTTACCTAGTTCTCTATTTACTGTATACAATTCAGCTACAACAATCTCTTGAATTTCTTCAACTGTTATTGTATCTTTTTCTGAGTTTTTAATTTCAATTTCAATTTGTCTCAGTATATCCTTATGATTAATTGAGCAGCTAATTTCATCTATAGCATTAACTACCGCTCTCTCAATCTTAGTAATATCAAAATCTACTACTTTACCATTTCTTTTGGTTACTTTAATCATTAATTTTCCTTTCTGACTTCATTTCATGTTGTAATAAAGTGATTATTATAGGTTCTTAAATCATATAATATCATCTAAACTAAAATTATCTGATTTTAAGCTTGCTTCAAATAACCTTTCGTTTGATATGTCAAACCACTCTTTATTTAACTCTACACCAATAAAACTTCTATTGTTTTCAAGTGCTACAATTCCATGACTTCCACTTCCCATACAAGGATCAAATATTGTATCACCTTCTTTACTATTATCAAAAATCAACTCTTTTAATAATTCATGGTTCTTTTCAGTTGGATGTACCTTACTTCTACCACATGGATAAGTAAAAACAGTATTTTTACAATGTGCATTAAATGTTCCACCACGTTTTTTAAACCATATAGCATTTTCAATCCCAGATAAATATATGTATTTACCATTCATAGGGCTAGGATTAGTTTTCTGCCAAATTAATTGTCTAATTGTGCCTTGATTATTATTTTGTTTAGATTGAAAAAAGATCTTAATTTCACTTAATTGATGTTGTCCACAGAAGATAATGACTGTGCTTTTAGTAACTCTATAAATTTCATTTAAAAATTCTTCTAAATTAAATGTCATTACATCTGCATCTTCTTTATCAAGATTTCTTAAACCATTACTGTCTCTATTCACTTCTCCATATGGAATATCAGTTAAAGTCATATTAACTGAATTTTCTTTCATAACTTTCATTACATTAATACAGTCATCATTAAAAACGTTAAACAAATCATCGTTTCCTCCTTATTTAGTTTTAAGCAAGATTGTTTTGTATATTATTTAAAAATTTTTCATTGTATACTTTCTTATTATATCTAATCCAATCTATTATAGGCAGACCTTCATATCCTTTTTCCCAAACATACCATGCATAGCATTGGGCACCTTGATTG